TCTCGTTGTTGATAGTGCCGCTCGATATCTGGCTGCCGGATTCGAGCATGACCTTCGGCGTCGATAATGCCATGGCGGTGCTTACGTATTTGCAGAGGTGGTTGATCTCAACCTGCAACCCGGTCAATTGAGAGCATAGTCCCTCCGCGAAAAATCCGAGCATGCGAGGAGTCCAGCGAAGGAAGACGAATGGTGGTCGTTTTCGATGTCCATACTCTTCAACCAGTAGATCAACTCCATCCACGCAAATAATGTGGGCTGAGTCACCTGCACCTGGGCTGGATTCGAGGTGCCAGGCTTCGATGACCTCGACCATTGGACTGACTCGCGGCTGGTCGTTGGCTTCGATGATTTCGGCATTTTCGAGTTCTTTGGCTTTGTCGGGAAACATAGCCTTAACCATTTCGAGAGGTAGAAACTTGCGCTGGAAATATTGACGCGGATCTCCACCCATAGACTCTTGATCATCGATGATAATCTCATTCGGAAATACTCTTTCTGCGAAAATCTTACCGTCTCGCTCGAACACCTTCATAACGCCCATCCCAAGCACAGCAGCGTCACGAAAAATGAGAGGGGCGACTCTGTAGAGATTGGACATATTGAACAAGCCTTGGCAGAACTTGGTCAGTCTCTTTGCCTTTTGCTGAGAGGTAAAGTCGCCCCCCTCGGTCAGGAACTGCACTTTGGTCTCGTTTGACGTAACCTTGGCAGTAATCGTATCGACCATCGCTTGAACAATGTTCATCTGCACGCGGTGGTGGCGCTTGAAGCTCTGGGGCTTGCTGTAGCCGCTCAAAGTCAGGTCTCGCGTGTACACGTTGCCGTAGAGGCGCATATTGAGCAGGTGCTCATTCTCACGCGCTACATGCTGTTCTTTGAGTGCCTCGAGCACAGCAAAGATGCGGGCGTAGTAGTTTTTCTCGCTCTGCCACCAGAATTTGTTGTCGTAGATTCGATTCGGCATGTCTTACCCCGCTGACCAAAACAACAGGTCTTCGTCGTCCTGTTGTCGTTGTTTTTTGTTCTTTGGCGGCGGAATAGACGTTTCGGCGGTCGATGGACCGAAGCGCAGCTCGACGTCTTGGTCCTTATAGTAGACGATGTTGTTCGCAGTTAGAACCTTGATCAGGCTTTGTAGTTGGATCAGTTGAACGTCCATGTTTGCTCCATCCAGCTCTTGCCCTCTTTGTTCTCGATCTGGTTGCCCGCTCGCGCCCAGTATTGGTCCATTTCCCATTCGTCGTATTCCTTTGTGCCTGGCACAGGCGTGTGGTTGCGCTCTCGCCAGGAGTAGTTCCGTGCCTCCCTGAAGGCATACAAAATTGAATCTGAAATATGGTTAGGGAAGCGTGGGTCCTCCATCATCTTGTTGTGGGAACTTTGCCACTGCAAAATTGACCACTCCTCGATGACAGGGCTGTCTCGATGTAGGAAAAACCTACCGGACGCGAGCTCGCCGTTTAGAAGCTCGATGGCGGCGACCTTCTCTGTCTTTTTTGCGGCTTTGATGGGCAAACCGAAGCGCTGCTTCATCTCCTCGGCAATCGCTTTGCCTGCACCGGCTGTATCGAGTTGAATTGAGATAGCCTTGTACTCAGCCATCATCTCACTGAGCTTTTCTGCTATTTGCGTCGGAACCATCTTCGTCTGGCTCCAGCAGTCGCGCAGAAAGACGCCAGGGTGAGTTGGCGAGTAGCTGACAGCCGAGAAGGCTGAGGCATCATGAAACCCAATGTCACAACCCAGCACCGTAAACCACTCATGCTCTGGCGGCAGCTCATCGTAGTAATTCTTGTCGGTGAACTTGTAGACAAGGCTGTCGTCACTCTGAACGAAGCGCCCGCACCACTCGCGCTGATAAATAGCGCTTTCCTCGGTCATCCCCGTCTGCGTCATGCGGTCTTCGAGCCATTTGCGCGTAGAGCGACCGTTTTTGTTCAAATAGGGGTTGTCGTGCAGCGTCCAGTGAAACCGCTTATAGCCGAGCGCAGGATTATGGTACGCCTCGTAGAAAAGACCGAAAGCTCGAGGTGACGGCGTACCGATCAGCGCAATGGTGCCATCTTCGTCAATACAACCCGGCGCAATCGTCTCTTGGACCAGTTCGTCGAGGATTTTGTTGAAGTGACCGGCCTCGTCGATGATGACGAGCCGAAACTTGTTCCCCCGCAGCCTGTCGAGGTCACCGGCATCACTACAGCCGTGCAGTTCGATACGAGAGCCGTTTGGGAAGTGCGCGATGAGGTCTGTGTTCTGGAAACGCAGTTTGAGGTCGTATTTACGCGCTAGCTGCTTAAGCAGGAGCCACAAAATCCGCTTTGCAGCCATGCGAGACGTTGCCAGGTAGACGCAGAGCGCTTCCGGGTACCTCAAACACGTCTCAATTAGGTACATGGCTGCAGCGGTTGATTTACCAGCACGACGACTGCAGCACGCGACCTTCAGCTTGCTACTTTGGTCGTCTATGAAATCGAGTTGCTGCGGGAAGAGGTCATCTCGGAAGCGAAATGTCCGGTCTGGCGTCTCTCCGGGCGCAGCAAGGTCGCCGACGTCACCAAAACGCCGGGTGAACTCACGAAGAACGGCACGCTCATCGATGGCGGCCTTTTTCTTCGTGTTCGTGCTCATGACGGAGCGCTAGCTTCGGCTGTATTGCTACGACGGCGCTTCGTGCGAGGTTTGGCTTCGACAGGAGCATCGCCCGGCCGTTTCCAAGGCCCATCGCCAAGTTCGATAAACGAAATAGACGTCATAGGCACTGCGACTCGGTAACCGTCGTTGAATGTGGCTACAACGAAGTCTTCTCGGCGCTCCAGGGCACATTTCGGCCCGTGGTGCAGCGTCCGCATGTGTCTAACCTCTTTTGCGTCTCTGTGTAGTGCGATGGCCTTTACGTCCACGATGACCTCCCCAGTGTTTGATGCGTTCAGCAACATAGTGTTCCAAATATTCCTCGATTCCCTCCGGCGTTTGGCACAGCGGAGCGTACTCGAGGTTGTGATTGTCTTTGAGTCGTTTGATGTTCCGAGAGTTGTGCGTGTAGAGCACCGTTTTGCCCGGCCTGTATCCGTAGACTCGCTCAAAAAGGGTCCGAGCAATGCCGAACCCGCGAAAGGTGTGCTTGGTGTAAGCCCAATGAGCGATAAGCAGGCTCTTGGACTTGCCCATGATGTCGAATTGATAGCGGCGAGCGCAGGCGTAGGCGTAAATCTGATCTGTGACCTGCTGATTGCACGCGACGTAGGTGAAACTCTCCTCGAGTAACCGCTCAATGATAGGCCGGTGCATTTTGTACAGCGTGATAACGCTCTGACCCCGGTTCTGCCGAGCATGACAGTCGAGCCAAGTATCGAGAATGAACGCCACGTCGTTCTTGTCGGCTGGACGCAGCAGCAAGGCCGGTCGGTCGGTCTCTTCCTCGAGCTTAAAGGCAGG